TTAACCTAATTTTGTCAAAATGTGGACACTGTCATCCTGCTGATATTCCAGCGGGTTAAATCTTACGGCATCGAGCAGATAATCAGGGGCAAAGTGCGCATAGGTCATGGTTTGCTCGATGGTGGCATGCCCTAAAATCTTCTGTAGGGCAAGAATATTGCCACCGTTCATCATGTAGTGAGAACCGAATGTGTGCCTGAAAACGTGCGTTGCCTGACCATTTGGCAGGTCAGGGATCAGCTTTTTCAGCAGATTGCGAACCCGTGTATAACTCACGTTGGGGAACGCCTGGCGACCGACGATAGCCCCCTTAATGTCTTTGAAGAGTTCGGCCGAGATCGGGACTGTTCTATCCTTCCCGTTTTTTGTGTCCGCAAACGTGACACGATTTTTGATTATCTGTTCATCATTCAGGCTTTCCAGTTCACCGAAGCGCGCGCCAGTTGCCAGCGCCAAACGAACAGCGCGTAGATCATTCGGGTGCGTTTCCTGCAACAGCTGCGCGATCTGGGGCTTGGTCAAGAACGCCATTTTAGACCGCTTTGTCTTTGCCCGCTTCAGGCCTTTCATCGGGTTTTCGCCATGAAATTTGCCGGCGGCCGTCAACGCGGTAAAAACCCCACTCAGTCGGATCTGCATATTGTTGATAGTCCGAGGGCTAATCCCTTCCGTGAGGCGGGCAGCGCGATAATCAGAGAACAGCTCATGCGTGATCTGATCGGCTCGAGGGTATTTCATGTACGCATCAAAGGCAATCAGTGCCAAATATGTGCAGCGGCCAGCCTTGAGCGTTTGGCCGTAGTGCAACCACCATAGCTCTATCAGCTCCGAGAGCGGCCGGCGATCTTTGGGCTTATCCATCCACCCCTTATTATGCTGGGTGACGATCACCCAGCGCTCGAACGCCTGAGCCTCCGCTTTCGTTGGAAATTTCTTGCGAACTCGCGGGCCGTCACGTCCCTGCGGACGAACATCTACCAACCATTCGCCACTACCACTGGATTTTATGCTCATATCTACCTGTCATAGTCATCAGGCAACTCACCAGTTGCAACCAGGGATAAAAATTCGTCCTCCCTTAAAATGAGAGTGCCCTTTTTACGAGCTACCTCTAATTTTTTCGGGCCGGCGTTGTAGCCACCGCAAAGGAAGTGAAGGTTTACGGTGACGTCGCTTCTAACGATCATTCCATGTTCTGAGGCAACAGCGGAAAGCCGCGCCTTGTCATCCTTCTTAAATCCGGTAAAACAGATTTCCATCGACCCGCTGAAGTCAAGCGGCCTGAGCATTGCGGGGGATTCATACCGTTTGTATTTTTTCTGCTCCCGCAACTCAGCAAAAATAGGCAATTCTTCAGCGTCGGGGGACTCAAGCAGGAACTGGCGCACCTTCTCTGCATACTCTTCGGCTTCCTGCATGTCGCCAAAAAAGCCGATAAAGCGGTCTAATCGAAATGTCTTATAACTGGCGCTACGCATGCAAATGCCTTGGACATAGTCGCCAACCCGTTCAGGTGAAGATAGGCCGTAAGATGAAACTTTCTTGCTCGCTGTGATGTAGGCAAAAAATAAATCTTCCACTTAAAACTCCTTTTATTGTTATTCCCAGAAATACGACTCTTTACAAATTCCGCCAGTACCCCAATTTGCCCATATTTTATAGATGGTTAGCCAGCCTTCCGGCCGCTTTGGTGGTTGGGTGTGCTGTTTTGCCCATCAGGGGAGAGAGCCGGAGAGATTTGCCCAACTTCGGGCATTGTCTTCCCGGTCATGATCCACATCGTGTATTTTTCAAACTGTGGGTGTTTAACAATCTTATCCAGAACGCCAAGCCCAACCTCTCGCTGGCCGGTTTCATAGTTTCTGATCGCGCCCAGACTTACCCCTGTTAGCTGAGCTAGCTCCGGCTGCGTTAATTTCTCTGCATTACGAACCGCTTTAAGTTTTTCGCCGTACCCGCTTGACATCATCCTCTCCTGAAGATTATCCTCACCTAATACATCCTCAATTGAGGATCTTTTAAGTGAAACGAAGTTAATTTAGGTTGATCTGCCGAGGATAACGCATGAAAGGCCAAGCTCAAAGAAAGGTAAACGAAGTTAATCAACCGCGATCACAGGTTCGTGTCGGGCGTCACGCCGGGCGCTCTACCTCAGATAACCGCGCTACGGAATTAGCGCTGGAGTACATCACGAAGAACGGCATCAAGCCGCGTATGACCCTCAAAGAATTCGCCGAATTCTTCAAGATGCCGCTGGAACAAGTGCAAAGCGATGCACGCCGCAACTACCTGCCGTTGATGCCGCGCACCACCCCAGGCCGCCGCGAACTGTTGCAGGTGAACATGGTTGCCTACTACGCCCACAGCCTGGCGGCCAGCGGCAACTACATCGCGAACGCTACGGCATTTCAATAAGCCGGGGGATAGCCATGCACGCATTAATTAAAGTGAGCCGGCATTCATCGAGTTATCGCGGATTCGTCATTACCCATCGGCCACGCACCGCCGTAAACAAGATCGCCAGATATGAGGTAAGCCAAGGCGATCAGTCTTATGGCTTATTCGATGCGCAAGCACAGGCGACCGGCTATATCGATCAACTTTACTCACAGCACCAGGCGGCAGCATGAAACAAGCATATATCACCTTAGTGGGCGACCTTCTGGCGCAGTACCACGCCAAAGCCAACAACATCAACGCCGCCACGGCCATCGCGCCAGCTGTACGCGCTGTTTCACTGAACGATTACGCATTCCGTCTGTGCATCGGCCTAACTGGCCTGCTGAGTACGGCAGAAGCCGCCGGCCACGCCCCGGACGCCGCCGTTATCGACAGTCTGATCATGCGCTGCAACAACGGCGATATTCCTCACCCGCGAGCTGTTGAACAGTCAGCCTGAGCCGGGAAAGCCCGGCCCTATCTGAGAGCGCACCCTCCCATCAACGTGTGGGGGATTGGCGTCCAGGGTGTGCTCCCAGATAGGCAATGGAACCCGGTTGCGTCCTTACAAAAGAATGGGCTGCTTAGATCGGGCGACTACCTTCTCATGCGCCGGGCATGGCTAAAACCCGGCATATATTTCAGTGAGCACATTCAGCGCTTACTGAAATATATCCACCACCAGAAATAAAAAAATGCCGCCTTTTTGGCGGCGGGTTTCCTACATCCTGAATTCAGGAGGTTTTTATGAACGACGCCGAATTAATGGAGTTGCTTGCGGATGCCCGCCGCGCTTCACGGCTGCAACTTCTGGAGTTGTTGAGCACGAGGATTGAACGCCTTGAGGCCGACAACGCCACCCGAGATCAAATCCTTTCCATGCTGAAAAGCTGGATTTCCGCCCGCCAAAAGATCGGCACTCCACAAGAAGGTGCTGCGAAATGATGGCGTTATTTTTTGTCCTCGCCGCCATCTGGGCCGTCGCAGCTTTCGGCTTGGTCGGCCTGCTTGCCTACCGTTACTGCAAATTCTGTCGCACCTTCAATCGCCAGTGCTTGCAGCCTGAAGAACGCAATTACGACTAAGGACGCCCAATGGCCGATCAAATCGACATGGCACAGGAACGGCATCAGCTAATCCTTGACGCCCAAATCAAAAACGCCCGCCCGCAGCCTTGCGGGCCTTCTGCATTTCACTGCGAAGAATGCGGAGCACCCATCCCTGAGCAGCGCCGTCGCCTGATTCATGGCGTCAGCACTTGCGTGCACTGCCAGGCCACCAGAGAAGCAAAATCACGTCATTTCAAGGGGTAAGACATGACACCACAACAGCAAGCGCAGCAATGTTTGAACAGAAATTGTCTGGTTTTGGATACGGAAACCACGGGCCTTGACGATAAAGCCGAGATCATCGAGATAGCCATCATTGACGCCACCGGCAAAACACTGCTGAACACGCTTGTCAGGCCGTCAAAACCTATCCCGGCAGAAGCTACCGCGATCCATGGAATCACTGATGAAATGGTAAAGGATGCCCCAACATGGCCGGAGGTCAGCCTTCAGCTGTGCAGCTTAATCAGTGGAAAAACAATTGCGATTTACAATGCTGAATATGATATCCGTCTGCTTGAGCAAACGGATCGCATCTGGAAGGTAACGCCGAAAATTAGCGTAATGCCACAGCTCGTATGTGCCATGCATGAGTATGCCGAGTTTTACGGCCAGAAAAGCGAGCGCGGCGGGTACAAATGGCAGAAGTTAACCGCCGCCGCTGAACAGCAAGGCGTCATTATTGAAGGAACGCCGCATCGCGCCCTTTCAGACTGCCTGACCACTCTCGGCGTGATTAAGGCAATGGCGGCCGGAAGTGATCGCCTCACATCGCACGGAATTACGGCACAGAAAGCTGTCGATATCCTTAACAGGTTATTGCAGGTAGACCACGCCGCGATTACAGCACTGGTCAATAACCGTGTCTTTTGCTCTGATAAATTGGCTAAAGAAACATCGGTTGGCTTTTATGATGGCTACTACCTCATAGGCATGGTGGGCATCATAAATGCTTTGGTTGCGCCCGACACCATCGGGGCAATTTATGACGACATGGTGCTGATCGGCTTCGAGATTGTCGATTCCAGCGTCGAAGGCGGTGACCTATGAACCGCCCAGCCCTGAAATGGCTGGGCAGCAAGGCCAGCATAATAGACACGCTGCGCCAGCACCTGCCAGCCGGAAAGCGGCTGGTTGAACCGTTCGTCGGCAGTGGCGCGGTTTTTCTCAACACCGAATATGAAAGCTATCTGCTGTGCGACATTAATGCCGATCTGATTAATTTCCACAACGTCGCCAAAAACCATCCTGAAGTGTTAATCCGCGAAGCGCGCAACTTGTTCAGGGAACACGCCAGCGAGGCCGGATATTACGCTGTACGCGCCGATTTCAATCTGGGATGCGACAGTAATTTCCTGTACCGCGCCGCGCAGTTTCTTTACCTGAACCGCCACGGCTTCAATGGCGTTTGTCGCTACAACCTGCGCGGCGAGTTTAATGTGCCGTTCGGTCATCGAAAAGCGCCCTATTTCCCCGAAGACGAGATCCGGGCCTTCTCTGAGAAGGCGCAGGCCACAAAGGCGATTTTCCTGTGCTGCGCATTCCAGGAAGCGATCAGGATGGCACAGGCCGGCGACGTGATTTATTGCGATCCGCCCTACATCCCGGCCAGCGCCACCGCCAATTTCACCAGCTATCACACCGACGGCTTTACAAGCGAACAGCAGAGAAAGCTGGCGCGCATGCTGCGCATTGCGGCAAAACGCGGCCGCCACGTCGTAGCCTCGAACAGCGAGACGGACGTAGCCAAAGCGCTGTACGCCGATTTCGCTATCACCTCGATCACTGCCCGCCGCTCTGTAAGCGCCAAAGCTTCCAGCCGTGCAGACGCTGGCGAGATCATCGCAACTATGAGGGCGGCATCGTGAAAAAACACCACCTCAAGATCCAACCGGCGCATTTTTCCGCCATCACCAGCGGCAAGAAGAAAGCCATGTTTCGCGTTGATATAGATCGCGATTACGCCGTTGGCGATTTGCTGTGCCTGCGGCTTTTCGGCGAATGCCCGGAATTCATGCACCCCGCGGCATTTGCTAATGCCCACACCTGGGTGCGTATCACCCACATCACCGACCTGGCCGAATGGGCGCCGGGTTACGTGATGCTGAGTATTGAGCGAGGGCCATTCAAATGCTGATGCCTTCGCGCGTTATCTCATATCCAGCCGGAACGGCAATGATCGACGATCGCATCCTCGCTGTGGACGCAATCAACGTGATCAGCATTTCCGGCGGCAAAGACAGCCTGGCGCAATCGCTGCTGGCCGCCGACGCCGGAGCGAAAGCCGTGCGGGTTTTTGCTGATACCGGACACGAACACCCGGAAACGATGAAATACCTGGACTACCTGGAAAGCAAGCTGGGTGAAATCCAGCGCGTAAAGGCGGATTTCACCGACAGAATGGCCGGGAAGCGCCAATTTATCGCCGAGCGCTGGCCGGTCACGCTGGTAACTGAGTGCGGATTTACCGATAAGCAAGCCGCCGAGATTATTCGGGTGGCGCTCGACACCCTTCACCCGACAGGTATTCCATTCCTCGATCTGTGCATGTGGAAAGGCCGATTCCCATCGACAAAGGCCCGTTTCTGCTCTTTTGAACTGAAGCATAATCCCATTCGCGATCAGGTTGTCGTTCCGCTTTTAAGTGACTATGACGAGGTAATCAGCTGGCAAGGGGTGCGCGCCGAGGAATCACCAGATCGGGCCGGCTTGCCAATGTGGGAAATCGACGCTGACAGCACCCCAGGGCTGCACATTTACCGTGCGATCTTGGATTGGAAACACGCTGATGTGTTTGCCATCGCCAAACACCACGGCATCAAGCCAAATCCGCTTTATCAACAAGGGTGTGGCCGCGTTGGCTGCATGCCGTGCGTCAACGTGAACAAGGCGGAACTGGCGGAAATATTCAAACGTTGGCCCGAAGAGATCGCCCGCGTCGCCCGCTGGGAAAAGTTGGTTGCGATGTGCTCCAGGAATGGAAATTCTATCTTTTTCCCTTCAACGCAGGATCCGAAAAAAGCAGAACGGCGCATTAAATGCGTCACCATCGAATCGCACGGCATTGAAACCTATCGGGATTGGGCATTAACCACGCATGGCGGCCGCCAGTTTGATTTGCTGGGTTCGGCAAATGATCACAGCACATGCAGCAGCGTTTACGCCGGCGTTTGCGAATGACAAAACCCATTCGCGGCCGCTATGAACCATCACCGCCGTTGCCATACCCTGGCAGCGGCGCGGACGTTTCCGACTACCCCCATGCATGGAATAAGCCCAAAGCGGCTATCCATGTGGACAAGACTCCTTCTGTTGATCTCGTTGAGCTGGCTCAAGAGCAGGAGTTTGGCGCATGGGTACAGCGCACCCTGGCACCACTGCCGCGCTTTATTCGTCGGCGACTGAGTGATCGAATCAACCACTTTCACAACACTAAAGGCCGACACATTGCCCGCTTGAAACTGCGCGATATTGCTCGCCGTGATCTGCCGATTATCAACCGCGTCACCGATGAATACGCTATTAAAGGCGACGGCGAAGATCTCCCACCATTTGTGCACCTTGACGCGCTTTACCATAACTTTTCACACCTGCGCGGGCTGATTGAGCGTTTCAATCGACTCCCTGACTTCACCGACGAAGATATTGAGCTGTTGGCGCAGGATATTGCGATTTACATGACAGCGATGTTGAGTGAAGTAAATGAAACACTGGGGGCGTTAGGCGATCGGGAACTGGCTATGCGGCTCTATCGGGAGGCCTCCGCACTTACCGCAATGTTCCAGGCTAACCCGCCCCTATCTGCCAAAAAGGCTATATGGGTAGATGAGGCAGTGGTAGCCGTCCAAAAGATGCGAGATGCGCGCTATTGGCAGCGCAACCTGCGTAAATATGCCATCCGGTGGCGCGAACATTTACACATTGCCTTTGGTGACGTTCGTCGGGGTATTTCCCCCTATTGCAGCAAGCATCATGCTGAAGAATGGGATCAGCGCCGTAAGCGCAGCCGCGCGATCATGAGCAAGCTAGAGCTGGAAGATCAGGACACCGGCGAAAGAATATCGCTCATAGAACAAATCGATAAAAGCATTTCAAACCCGGAAAAGCGCCGCAACGAGTTGATGACCCGGATCGGTGGTTTCGAAAAGGTCGCGACCCAGGAAGGGTTTACCGGCAGCTTTTTTACCTTAACAGCCCCTTCCAGTTACCACGCGTTCAGCTATAGCGGCCACCGTAACAGCAAGTGGAATGGAGCAAATCCACGCAAGACACAGCGCTATCTAAATCGCGTATGGCAACAAATCAGGGCGGAACTCAAGCGAAGGGATATCCCGGCGTTTGGCCTTCGCGTTGCCGAATCACATCATGATGGAACGCCGCACTGGCACGGCCTGCTGTTCACCACAGCAGAAAACGTTGAGCCGCTGCGCGAGATCATGCGGGATTACGCGACGCGCGAAGACGCCGAAGAACTTGCCGGCAGCCACGGTAAACAGCCACGATTTGAAATGAAGCCGATCGATGAAAGCGTCGGCAGCGCAACGGGTTATATCGTCAAGTACATATCCAAAAACGTCGACGGCTATGCGCTGGACGGGCTAACAGACGACGAAAGCGGACGTCCATTAAAGGAAACCGCCAAGCATGCTACCGCCTGGGCGTCATGCTGGGGAATCCGTCAATTCCAGTTTCTCGGCGGTGCACCGGTATCTGTCTGGCGTGAATTACGCCGCATGCGCAATCAACAGCTGGCAGACCAGATCAATCCGCTATTCGGTGAGCTGCATCGTGCCGCCGATGGTGCTGACTGGCGCGAATACACCTTATTGCAGGGCGGGCCGTTTGTTCTTCGCAAAGATCTGCGCGTCCGCACCTGGTATCAAATCAAAGACGAACCGAATGATTACGGCGAATACGTTTCTGTGATCAAAGGGTTGGTGATGCCAACCGCAGACATTCCGCCGGTTGAAACCCGCCTTCGAAAATTCCGTATTGTCAGAATGAAGCCGCAGCCACCGGCCGACGCCGATCATGGGGTTGACCTTGACCTTCAGGGCGCGTCCGCGCCCCCTTGGACTCGTGTCAATAACTGTACCACGGTCAAAAAGCAACCAGATTCGCACGATGATCTGCCACTAGATATAGGGCAGGAACAGCTTGAAATCGGCCAAAAATCGGCCAGCAGGCGCAAACAGCTTGCCGACAGTCTTCGAAACCACAAACCGGAGCGGAAAAAGTCCCCAGCCGAAGAATTTGAGGCGCTGGCTTATGCCCTTACGGCGGGCGAATGCACCGAACCGGATCGCCAGCGGGCCGAAAGTTACCTGCGCGCCGCGCAGTCACTCAGGCAGATGGAAGAAAAGGTTACGCCATTGGTCGCAGGCGTCGCTGAGCAGGTGCAACGCTGGGCGAAGATCCGAAAAATAACAGTGAGCAAGCATCAAGCTAATCAACTGGCTTTGGGGAAAGAGGTCACTGTGCTGGATACCGTTTATCGGGCGAATCCGGTAACCGGAGAACTGATCGTTGTTGGTATGGATCCGCAGTGGCGTAGGTCACTAGCAAAACATAAGGCCACAGACCTGGTATCCCGCTGGCAAGCTTTGGCAAAAGGCCGGGTAAATACCATCGCTGGGGCATAAAAATCACATCGAGCAAAATGGGGACGTGTAGCATGACCACATCAGCAGAACGTAAACGCAGCCAGCGCCAGCGCGACAAGGCCAACGGCATCACCACGATAACCCTGCGCGTCGATAGCCAGGAAATGGCGATGATCCTGGAGGGTTGCCAGGAGCGCCGAATCGCGAGGGAACCTTACGAGGTGACGGAATACCTGATCGGCCTCATACGACAAGACAACAAGCTGTTACATAAACAGCTTGCCGAGCTGCGTAAAAGTAGCTGTGGGAAATGCGGCGACACGTTGCCGGGCGAGCCGGGCGGGTGCTGCATGCAAGGTGACACGCAATGCTGGCAGACAACCGGCTATAAAAGACTGATGCTGACAACGCTGTAGAACCTTCGCCAGTCGAGAATAGCAGCACCGGAGAAATGACGCAATCAAAATGAATTAATATTCACAAAAATGAATAACACCAACCAAGCGACCTAGAAACCCGCACATTACCGCCCCCACCAAAGCGCCTATACGCCACACAGCGAGGCGCTTTTTCTTTGCACCAACGATCGCACATCAAATCTGATCGCCTCGCAGCGATGCGCAGGTGAATGCGGTGCGGGGTTTGCGGAGGATAGGCAGGAAAAACGATCCCCATCGATCCCCTGTTCCGTGCCGTCCCCCCCGCCCCCACGCTGCATGCTTAACAATTCACTTTTTATGCAGTAGGAAAAAGGCGCTAAAGCCTTGTCTGGTGCGGTTTTGAGGGGTGATTAGGTATGCAATGAACTATGCGGATTGTTGCACTTAGGATATGCGGCGTTTTTTTGGCAAAGAATCACTTTCGATCTCTGCAAAAACCGCGTTTGCGGGTTGAGTGCCGACATTGAGCATGGTGGGCGACTTGGCGTTATCCTGCCACGTCACATTTTAATTTTCAACAGCCATGTGACGCGACATTTTCATGAAAAAAAACGCCTGTGACATGTCACAGTAGCGCACGGATAAAGAATGCGATATGAATAGCGCCGCATAAGAATGCAAAAACCGCCTTTCGGCGGTTCACATTACACACATCAAGCAATTAACTTAATAAGCTAGCAACTTATTATTCATTCTTGAGCAGTTCATACGGATTGAAGCTGATCACTTCCTCCCCTACCCAGTCGTTTAGCTCGCAAAGGCGCTCCTGCAACGGGGCCAGCTCATTAATCGCAAATACCCGCGCGGCCTTTTCCACATCCCCGAATCCGCCGGTGTTATTCGGCAAAATCCCCATCAACTGCGGCGGCGTGCGCTGGGACGCCAGCTGATCGTCGCGCGTCACGTTCTTGATGTTCAAAAACTCATCTTTGGCCGCCACCTCGGCCAACGGGATCAGCTGCAAGCCGTCCGGCTTACCGCCCGGCGCATACATGAACAGATTGCGGAAGTTGCCAGGCCCTTTCGATTCCTTCAGCGCTTTGCGCAGGTTGTCGATATCCTCCTGTTTGTGCGCGGCATCGTTCATGTACAGGATAAAGCCGGCATGGCTGCCGTTGAGGTAGTATTTCCGGCGAAACAGCGTTGCGGCCTCGTTCAGCCAAATGGAGTTAAGCGAGGAAAGATACTCGGGAACGCCGTAGATCTCCTGATTAATGTCCGGGTCAAGCAGGTGGAAAATGGTGCCATCTTCAAACTGATGTGGCTCCGCCCACGATTGCACGAACCAATAAGAGTCCGTATTGACGCCACGGCGGGTATATTTCGCCAGGCTGGGAACCAGCTTCATTATCCCGCCGAGGCGGTTATAACGCGACTCCATAAAGCTGTTGCCGAACACCATAAAATCCTGCGCATAGCGGCTGAAATCCTGCTTTGACAGCAGCCGGTGGGGCTTGAACATGCTTACTAATATGTTGCGCTTCATCGTGATCGGTGAACTGTGATGCACCGCCGCGCGGAACGTCTTCGCCAGGCCGTTGAAAGAGATTGGCGGCTCATACCAGCGATCGACGACGCAGCACTCCAGATAATCCAGTATTTCGCGCCGATCCAGCATCGGGATCGGGTCGCCGAAGGTAAACGCCTCGACGTGTTGCGCGCCAGTCTGTTTCTGTGTCGTTGGCTGGGCGTGCTTGCGGCCCCGGTTGCGCTTGCTCATTTAGTAGATCTCCATAAAACCTGTATTGCTACCGGTTGCCCCTTCGAGCGGTTCATTGAATAAGGCGTGCATGACGGCCCAGGCCACATCGCCGTGGCTGACGCCTTCGGCGCGGCTGGTGACATAGGTTGCCCGGCGGCCGGTAGCCGTCATTTGCTTGCGGATGGACATAAACGCCTGAGCGATATCCAGCGCGCCGGCATCAAACTCCAGGCGGCCGGAACGGATCACGTCGCGGGCCTTCAGCACGAGGTCGGTTTTCATTTCCAGGCTGTAGTTGATGGCGTTCACCGCCGGGAAGAATTGGCGCACCAGTTGCGACACCGCACGGCCCAGGCCGGTGTTGTCGATACCGATATAGCTCACGTTGTAACGTTCGGTCAGCGCCTTGATGTTGCGGGCCTGTGCCGCAAAATCCATCCCGCGCCACTGATGGCGCTCCAGCACCCGAAATTTTCCGCCGGCAACCAGCGGCGGCAGGATGACCGCGCACCCGGCGCTGTCGCCATCCTCAGAACTGGCAGGGTCATAACCGATCCAGACTTCACGCGACGCTACCGGGCGCAACGCAAACGGCTTAACGTCCGTCCAGTGCTCCCAGCTGTCCACCATGCAGCGTTGCATTTCACCCATCGGGAAGACGGACGATGTATCGTCGATGAAGTTACACATGAACAGGTTGTCAAAATCTTCATCGCTGTTTTCCTCCCGCAGCTCGTCGAGGTCGAACAGGTCGCAGCCGCCGCGCAACGCATCTTCAATGGTGACGATCTGGCGGAATTGCTTGTCCTCGCAGAGCACGCCGCCGGCCAGGCGTTTATAGCTAACGTCAATTTCACGGCGGCGATCCTTGGATTTGCCCTTGTTGAACAGCGTGCCATTCCAGAATGAATAGGCCTCATGCGTCATGCTCGACGGGGTGGAAAAGTAGGTCGAACGGTAGCGGGTTTGCGACGCCATACCCGATGCGGCGCGGCGCAGTTTCTTGAAGCCGGGGATCCAGAAATATTCATCCAGATACAGATTTCCGGGCCGGCCCTGTGCGGTGTTGGAGTTGGTGCCGAGGAAATGCAATTCCGCCGCGTTTGGCAGGATGATGGTTTCCCCGCGCAGCTCCACATCGACCTCTTGCGCAAAGGCGGTGATGTAGTTTTTGAACTGGTGCGCCTGCGCCTTGGAGGCGGAAACAAACATCTGATTACGCCCCGTGTCCAGGGCGTCGATCAGGGCTTCGCGTGCAAAATAGTACGTCGCGCCGATCTGGCGCGATTTCAGGATGTTGCGGATACGAAAATCTTTTGACAGCCCCGCCTCATACCAGCGGCGCTGATAGGCAAACATCTGTTCAAGAAAGATTTCTTTCAGCCGGGCATGCTGTTCGTCGGTGAAAACGTTCTTTTGCATGCGCCGGCGCGGACCGGCGTTTCGGTTCTCAATGTTGGGGTTGAGATCGGCCTCATTGCCGCCGCCGTTGTATTTGCCGATGCGCGCGTGCCGCTCCGCCTGGCGCGCCAGCAGGTCAATTTCCTTGAGGTCGCGCCCTTCTTTCTCCGGCTTCAGTATCAGCTGGCAATAGCGGGCGGCGGTGGTGATCTGCATCTGATCGAGCGGGCCGTAATCGTCCCACTTGTCGCGGCGTTTCCAACTGTGTACCGTGACGGGGTTCTCCCCGATCATTTCGGCGATGCGAGTGACGCGAAGCCCCTGCCAATACAGGTACATGGCCTGACGGCGGGGATCAAGATCGGTGCTGATAGTAGTAGCGCTCATGCTTTATCGGCCTGAAATTCAACGTTTCAATACCGAAAGGCTACCTACGCGCCACAACCAACACCCCTAAAGCGCCTTGTGTCATCTACCACACAAAGCCGCTGCGTTGTCCCGCCATCCCGCCCCAGCCAACATAGGCCAAACACGGCCAATCCCGGCCCATCTGCTGACTGATCGGGGCTTACCCATGCCAATATCAAAATTTTTCCGCGTCGCCGTTGAAGGCGCGACCAGTGACGGCCGCAAAATCGAACGCCGGCATATCGAAGAAATGGCGGAAACCTTCTCGCCTGCATTCCGCCCGGCGCGCGCCAACCTTGAGCACTACCTGAGCATTTTCCCAAACAGCGATTTTAAGGCCCAGGGCGACGTCGTCGCGTTGAAGGCGCAGGAAATCACCTCCGGCCAACTGAAAGGCAAGCTGGCGCTGCTGGCGCAGGTCGATGCGACGGATGGGCTGGTGAAGCTGAACAACGATCGGCAAAAAATTTACACCAGTATCGAGTATTACCCGCAATTTGCCGACACCGGCAAAGCCTATCTGACCGGGCTGGCGTTTACCGACAATCCGGCGTCGCTGGGTAGTGAAGTCATGAAATTCACCGCCAACAACCTGGCCGAAACCAGCGGATTGCACTTCGGGGCGATGGAAGAAACCGTGATGGAGTTTGACGCGCCAGACGCCGAAAAGCCGAACCTTCTGACCCAAATCAAGGCCATGTTCAGCAAAAAACAGCACTCCGATGACGGCCGTTTTTCCGACGTTCATCAGGCGGTCGAATTTGTCGCAGAACGCCAGCAAGGGCTTGAAACCAAAATCGAAGCATTTTCCGGCCTGAAAACCACCGTCGAATCGCTGGAAAGCCAGCTGAAAGACGCGAAAACAGAGCTTTCCGAGTTAAAAACCACCCTCAGCACGTCTGACCGTTCTACCCATCGCCGCGACCTGTCTACCGGCAGTGGCGATAGCGTCTTAACCGATTGCTGACGGACTAACGGCGAAAACAGGCACCGCATCGACATAAACGACCGGAACAAGGAACAATCAATGAAACCGAATACCCGCAAGCAATATAAAATGCTGCTGAGCCAGGTCGCGAACCTGAACCACATCGAACCTGAAGACGTAGCCGCAAAATTCACCGTTGATCCGACGGTAACGCAGCGTCTGGAAGACAAGATTCAGGAGAGCAGCAGCTTTCTGAAACAGATCAACATCATCCCTGTTGACGAACAGAGCGGCTCTAAAGTCGGTCTGGGTATTGACCGCCCCATCGCCAGTACGACCAATACCGACGACAAAGAACGTGAACCGATGGATCCAAGCAGCCTGGACGAAGTGGGCTATGTGTGCACCCAGACCAACTTTGACACCGCGCTGAAATATTCCAAGCTGGACGCCTGGGCCAAGTTCAAAGACTTCCAGATCCGTATTCGCAACCAGATCGTGAAGCGCCAAGGCCTCGACCGCATCATGATCGGCTGGAACGGCATCAGCCGGGCTAAAACCTCGGATATCACCGTCAATAAGCTGTTGCAGGACGTTAACATCGGCTGGTTGCAGAAAGTTCGCAAAGGTGCGCCAGAGCAGGTGATGGATAAGGTGCTGGGCGAGGACGGCAGCGTCGTGTCGGACAAAATCCGCATCGGTATCGATGGCGACTATCACAACCTGGATGCGCTGGTGATGGATGCCGTCAACGAGCTGATCGCGCCCTGGTTCCAGGACGACACCGAGCTGGTCGCCGTTGTCGGCCGCTCCCTGTTGGCGGACAAATATTTCCCGCTCGTCAACCAGGAGCAACCGAACACTGAAGCCCTGGCCGCCGATATCATCATCAGCCAGAAACGGCTGGGCGGCTTGCAGGCGGTGCGCGTTCCGTCCTTCCCTGACAACACCATTTTCATCACCCGACTGGATAACCTGTCGATCTACTGGCAAGACGGCACCCGCCGCCGCCACATCATCGACAACCCGAAACGCGACCGCATCGAAAACTACGAGTCCGTCAACGAAGCCTATGTCGTTGAAGACTACGAGGGCGTGGCGCTGATCGAAAATATCCAGATCCTGAAAGCGAAAGCCACTGCGCCAGCCGGCCAGCAGCCAGAGCAGCAGCCAACGGAAACCACGGAGGGCTAATCCATGAGCAGCCCGGCACGCAGACACAAGCACTACATTGCCGCGCAGCAGTCCGCCTCATTGGATGAGGCGGCCAGCCTGAGCCATCTGGGCAATTACGACCTGTTGCTGTTCAAGATGCAGCAGGATCTGGCGCGGCTGAGCGGCGTCGAGTCCCACGAAACCAAAGCCGAGTTGAAGCGCGGCATGCTGCCGACCTACATGCCGTGGGTGGCCGGTGTGCTGCAAAGCGACGCAGGCCGGCAGGATGCGATCCTGATGCGTGTGCTGGTCTGGTTTCTGGATATTGGCAACCTGGAATATGCCCTTGATATCGGCGAGTACGCCATTCGGCATGACCTTGTTGCGCCCGACGGTTTCGATCGCTCGACCAGTTGCCTGCTCGCCGAAGAGATCGCCGCCGCTGCACAGCGCGATCTTTCCGCCGGCCGGCCGCTGAACACGGCGCAGCTGCAACGAGCGCAGCAACTGCTGGCAAATCAGGACATGCCCGATCGGGTGAAAGCCCGTCTGTTCAAGTTTGTTGGCTATGCATTGCGCCAGGACGGCGACGCCGTGCTGGCACTGGACATGCTGAAAAAAGCCCTGCTGAAAGATGAAAACTCCGGCGTAAAAACGGATATCAAGCAGCTGGAAAAAGCCATTCAGGCAGGAAGTTAACCGAATCGCCCCCGGCGAGGGCGGCACGGGAGCCGCGACAGGTTTAAACCGCATCAACGCTCCCGTCCACCGCCCACCTACAGGAAAACGTATGGTCAGCATCGCAATAGAACCCGCGCCCGGCGACAAAAAGCCCGGCAACGCGCTGGAAATCGACATCGCCAAGCAGCCGACGCCGCCGGCCAGCACCGTCATCAAAAATACGGATTTTTGGCCGGATATCGACCTGAAACAGTACCGCGAAGACATGCGGCAGGACGGCACCATCACCCAGCCGCGCCTGCTTGAAGCGGCGCGGAACGCCATCAACGAAGTCAACGATCGGCTGGCAGGCTGGCGCAAGCAGCAACAGCGCGCGGGCTACAGCGAACTGGAACAGGTTCCCGCCGATCACCTGGACGACGAGAGCACCCGCGTGCAGCTTTATCGCCGTGCCGTGTTCTGCATGACTCAGGCCAGCGTTACCGAGCGCTTTCGCAGCTTCGACGCCACGGCATCCGGTTCAAAGCGCGCCGACGCCATCGAACCGTCGATCGATGATCTCCGCCGTGATGCAGATTGGGCCATCAATGACCTGCAATCGCTGCCGCGCATGACGGTAGAGCTGATCTGATGAAGGTGTATGCGCACCAGGGCGACACCGTTGATGCGCTGTGCCAGCGCTACTACGGCAAGACGCAGGACGTGACCGAGCAAGTATTGCTGAATAATCCAGGTCTGGCAGACCAGGGGCCGATATTGCCGCACGGCTACCCGGTCGACATGCCGGACATTGTTCAATCCGAATCGGTTCAGACCCTGCAACTGTGGGATTAAACCCAGCGCGCGGGAGGTGGAGAATGAAACTCATGACTGAAAAGATTGCCGCCGGTATTAACTATTGCATTGCCGGCGGCTTATGCACTGGCGGGCTGATCGACTGGTTTCGCCACGTTGACTGGAATCAGGTAGCCGTGATCGGCGGTTTTCTCCTGGGCCTGATCACCTATCTCACGCAGACCTATTTCGACTTGCGGCGCACGCGGGCCTATGAGAAAGGCGTCAGCGCCGGGATCATTACCGAGCCGCCGGCGAAACGCGGGCTTTTCAATAAGGAAGCCGAATAATGTCACCTGCCCTGCGGAAAAAGTTGTTCGGTGCGGCCGGCACTGGCGCGCTGGCGATCGCCACGTTGATGATCCCAGAGCTTGAGGGCGTCAGATTTGAACCCTATCGCGACGTGGCCGGCGTGCTGACCGTATGTTACGGCCACACCGGGGCCGATATCGTGCCGGGCAAGCGCTACACCCAGGCGGAATGCAAGGCAATTCTGGACAAAGACCTGATCCCCTTTGCGCGATCAGTCAATCGTTCGGTAAAAGTGCCGGCGTCGGAGTACCAGAAGGCCGCTCTGATCAGTTTCAGCTATAACGTGGGTGTCAGCGCCTTTGAGCGCTCGTCCCTGCTGCGCAAGCTGAACGCCGGCGACTATGCCGGCGCATGCGACGGCCTGCGCCAGTGGATTTATGCCGGCGGTAAGCCGTGGAAAGGCTTAATGAATCGCCGCGATATTGAACACGAGGTCTGCACCTGGGGGCAGAAATGACCCGACTGGCCGCCGGTATCACGCTGATCGCGCTTTGTGCGCTGGCGTTTCTGGTTTACAGCAATCAGGGGCTGCGCCAGGAACGCGAAACGTTGCAAGGCGACAACAAGAGACTGGCCGGCCAGATCGAGTGGCAGAATAAAACACAAATAGCCGTCGCCACTATCGACGAAAACCGAAGCCGAGAGCTGACCGATGCAAAAAATAAAATTGATGATCTGCAACGCGATATTGATGCTGGCCGCCGCCGGCTGCGCCTCAACGCCTCATGCCCGGCCGCCGGCACCGCCGGCATGGCTGATGCAACCGCCGCCCGACTTACTGACGCCGCTCAACGGGATTATTTCACCCTCAGAAAGCGAATAGAAACCGCCAATAGCCAGATCGCCGGGCTGCAAGACTACATTCGCGACGTCTGCCTGACGCAACCGTAGGAGCTGCCATGTTAAAACCCGACTCCCTGCGCGCCGCCCTGGGCGACGCCGTCAATCACATCAGAGAAAACCCTGATTTCCTGCATATTTTTATTGATAAGGGCACGATTTACAGCACCTTCGCCCCGTCGCTGTCGTTTGAGTATCAATACACCCTCAACATGATCGTGACCAACTACGCCGACGACGCCAATCTGTTGATCGTCCCTATTCTGCATTGGCTGCGCACCAATCAGCCGGACATTATGGCGAACCCGGACAAGCGCGGCGACGGCTTCACCTTCGAGGCGGATTTCTTGAATAACGGGGTGAGAGATATCAGCATTGATCTGAAACTGACGGAGCGCGTGATCGTCAAAGAGGAAAACGGCAAGCTGCACGTCAGCCACGCCGAGGAACCGCCTCCGCCGCCAAACAACGTCACCGAGTTTGAAATCTGGATGCAGGGCCGGAAGGTGGCAGCATGGGCCGCTTAGACGATTTCCAGACGCTGGACGACACCCTTTCTGTCTTGCTCCAACAGCTTTCCCCGCAGTCGCGGCGCGTATTCACCCGCCAGGTGGCGAAAGAATTGCGCCAGCGCCAGCAAAAGCATATTCAAGAGCAAAAAAACCCGGACGGATCCCCCTACGTTCCGCGCAAAAACAAGCGCCGGGACAAACAGGGCCGCATCCGCCGAAAGATGTTCACGCACCTGCGCACCGCACGCTTTATGAAAACGGAATCCGGCCCCGATGAAGCCGCCGTCACCTTCGCCGCCGGCGTGACGAATTTGTCCGCCGTCCACCATTACGGCCTGCGTGATAAAGTCAGCCGAAACGGCCCGACAGTACGTTATGAGCGCCGGCAACTGCTCGGCTTTACTGACGACGATATCGAATGGATCAAGGATCTGGCGCTCAGCCACATAGCATCCCGATGAATGCCGTGTTTTCTGATAATATTTCTTATTCCACGGATATCAGTAACAGGTGAAAAATGCTGAAGGAAGAATTTGCTCGGGCTTTACGCCAAAAATTGTCTCAAATCCCATTAGAAACACGGCGAACATGGAACGAAACCCACCTTTTCGCTTGGTATATGAAAGCCATTAGCGAAGACAGTTATTTACGCTGGGAACGTTGCCCAGGCAGTCCGTGGCAATGGGTTCCGGGTTTTTGTGAAAACTATTACGGCTCAAATGCCTTGTAATACCTAACCTCTCCACAATGTCCGCCGCCTTGTGCCATCGCTGGCACAAGGCGCATCGCATGCCCCCCGCGCCCGCACGCGTCACACTGGCGGTATGAATGCAATCCTCACTGAACTACGCCGCCGCCTGGCTAACATCGTGCGCATCGGCACCGTGTCCGACGTGGATACGGCGAAAGGCCTTTGCCGCGTATTAACCGGAGCGAATGAAACCGACTGGCTGAACTGGCTGACGCTGCGCGCCGGCCGTGTGCGCTTCTGGTCGGCCCCGTCGGTAGGCGAACAGGTGATCGTGTTGAGCATTTTCGGTGAGCTGACCACCGGCTTTGTGCTGCCTGCCGTGTTCTCCGATCAGCACCCTGCACCATCCGCTTCACCTGACGCCGTCCGCATTGATTTTCCCGACGGCGCGGTCATTGAGTACGAGCCGGAAAACAGCACGCTAACGGCGCGCGGCATGAAATACGCCGATATCCAGGCCGCTGAGAAAATCAGCGCCACCTCAAACGTCGTCGTCGTTACCGCCGGCCAAATGATTACGCTGGATGCGCCCGTCGTGGAGTGCACCAACAAGCTTATCGCCGGATCGCTGCTGCTGAAGTACGGCGGCGAGATGTACGGCAACATCACCCACACCGGCGGAGGCTTTAACTCCAACGGCGTGATCGTCCATCTGCATTATCACGGCAACGTGCAGAACGGCGGCGGCAACACCGGGGGGCCAACATCATGATGTATCTCGGCATGAACCGTAACAGCGGCGAGGCTATCAGCGAGATCGACCACATCCGCCAGTCTGTCAGCGACATTTTGATCACCCCCGTCGGTAGCCGCGTCATGCGCCGCAAATACGGCTCGCAGCTGTCGGCCCTGATCGACCAACCGCAAAATCCGGCGCTCAAGCTTCAGATGATGGCCGCTGTTTATGGTGCGGTGCTGCGCTGGGAAGACCGCATATCCCTGACCGCCGTCAACATCACATCGAACATGGACGGGGAAATGGTTGTTGACCTGGTCGGCAACCGAACCGATACCGCCGGCCGCATTCAATTTTCATTACCGATCAGGGGGCAATAATGGCGACGATCGACCTGAGTCAGCTACCCCGCCCCAATGTCATTGAAGCGCTGGACTATGAAACGCTCTTTGAGAGGCGCAAGGAGCGATTGATCAGCCTGTACCCGGAGGAAGAACGGGAAGCAGTGCGCCGCACGCTGGGCTATGAGTCCGAGCCGATCGTCAAAGTCCTGCAAGAATCCGCCTATCGCGAAGTGTTGTTGCGCCAGCGCGTCAATGAGGCGGCGCAGGCCGTAATGGTGGCCTACGCCATGAGCAGCGACCTCGACCAACTGGCCGCAAACAACGACGTGAAACGATTGGTGATCGATCAGGGTGATCCGGGTGCTGTGCCACCTGTACCGCCAACGATGGAAAGCGATGCCGACCTGCGCCAGCGCGTCCCCGCCGCGTTCGAAGGTATGAGCGTCGCCGGGCCGACCGGTGCCTATGAATTTCATGCGCAGAGCGCTGACGGCAAAGTCGCCGACGCCTCGGCGATCAGCCCTGCGCCGGCAGAAGTCACCATCAGCGTGCTATCCCGCGACGGCGACGGCACGGCATCGCCGGAACTGCTTGCCGCCGTCAGCGCCGCGCTGAATGACGAGGAAGTCCGGCCGGTCGCTGACCGCCTGACCGTGCAATCTGCAAAAATTGTTGACTATCAGATTGACGCCACACTCTACGTTTACCCCGGCCCGGCGATTGAGCCGATCATGGCCGATGCCGAGCTGCGTCTAAAAAACTACATCAACGAGCAGCGCCGCCTGGGCCGCGATATTCGGCTATCCGCCATCTATGCCGCACTGCATACCCAGGGCGTGCAACGTGTTGAACTGGCCGCGCCGCTCGCTGACGTGGTGCTTGATCGTACCCAGGCCGCCAACTGCACCGATTACCACATCAGGATCGGCGGTTCAGATGAATAGCCTGTTGCCGCCTGGTTCATCGCAGCTTGAGCGGCGCGCGGCGGAGGCTTGCGCCGACATCAGCGATCTGAACGTCCCGCTGCGTGACCTGTGGAACCCCGCACGCTGCCCGGTAAAGTTTTTGCCCTATCTGGCATGGGCTTTTTCGGTAGACCGCTGGGACGAGAAATGGACGGCGGCAGAGAAGCGCAAGGCCGTGACGGATGCCTTTTACATTCATCGCCGCAAGGGAACGGTTGCCGCCATCCGGCGCGTCATTGAAGCGATGGGATATTCAATGTCGATCGCCGAGTGGTGGGAGGTCGCCGACCCGCGCGGCACGTTCCGCCTCACCATTGACGTGAACGACGTCGGGATCACTGACGAAATCGTTAAAGAACTGGATCGCTTGATTGGTGATGCAAGGCCGGTCAGCCGGCACATTGCGGGAATAGTCATCGCAACCAGAACTACGGGCATTATCTCGATCGGTGCGACCGTCACTCACGGCGACATCATCACGATTTATCCGCAGGACGTAGAAATTGACGATGCAATAATTTACGACGGTACATACGACTTTAGCGGCAACATTTATTATTCCGGGGTATGATAATGGCAAAAATCAACGAAAATCCAAATTGGGAAACAGAAATTCACCAAATTGACCGCAAAGAACGTGTTTCGGGGGGCAGGAATGGCACCGCGAATATTCAGGCTAGGCAGTTGGCCAATCGCACCGGATATCTTAAGCAACTTTTGGATGGGATCGCCGCTGGTGATCGTCCATACACGTCAGTTGATGAATTTCAAAATGATATTGATAAAAACAAAATCCCTCTTAACGCGAGAGTTAGCATTCGTGGTGAGAAAGACGATATTTGGTTAGAAGAATATAAAAATGAGAATGGCGTAGCTAAACCAACGGGTGCGACAGTAAAAGATGGAAGATTTATTGATTCACTCGAAAAATTAGTAAGCCTCACAAATGAAATCATACATTACTCTAACAATTCAAATAACCCAGCTCTATTGGAGTTAACAGATAAGAACGGCAATGTATATGCACGCTTTGACGAAGGCGCCGAACTTTGGTTAGCGGGGTTGGATTTGTCTTTACAAAATTCTCTTTCTTCAATTCCTATTTCCGAAGAATCGAATCTAATTGAATTTCAAGATAGTGATGGAAACACGTACGCTAAAATTGATAAAAACGGTGATCTTTGGCTTACAGGTTTAGATAAGCCAATACAGGAATACTTATCGGGAGGCGTTGTTAATGAAACGAGTCCCGTTGCAGCGTTACAAGTTGATCCGGCTTATTCAATGATGGCGGAGTTTCTCCGCAATACCGGAAAGCCAATGGTTAACATACCAACGACGCTGGTAAAACCCGTTAACCGGGTTGGGGCTGAGTGGATTAAAAACATCGAGGCAGAAGTTGGTAAAGAACAAAAGCATATCGTCATAAACACGCCATACAGGCCAGATGATGGTGTTGTGCACCCAAATCTTGTTCATGTGCCAGATCGCTTCATGGGGTATGAGTATTTACTTGCGATTACGCCATACACAGCGATGAACGACCAAGAAGAGAACCCATGTCTTTATGGTTCCAATGATCTGATAACGTTCACGCTGTTGCCTAATGTAGAGCAGCCGATCGACGACACTCCAGCAAATACAGAGGGGCGGCCGGGATACCTTTCTGATCCATTTTGGGGATACAACCATTTCACCGGGGAGCTGATGTGCTGCTACCGCAAGACCTATGTTATTGACGGGAGCGGCGCGGACAATGATTTATTCCTATTGCTATACCGCTCAACGAAGGATGGAAAAACGTGGGGGCCGCCAACCATTCTGATGAATGAAAAGGTGGGAACAGAAGATCTCATGCTCAGTCCATCGATTGTTTATAACGCGAATGAAGCGCGCTGGTATCTGTTTTACTGGTTGCGTGATGATGTGTTGGTATTTCGCACAAACAAAACGCTTGATCCTGCAACATGGTCAGATCCGGTTGATTGCGGGTTCAACCCATCGGCTACAGGATATCGAGGCTGGCACCTCGAAGTTAAATTTGTTGGTAACAGACTTGTTTGTCTAATAAATGACTACCGACAAACAGCAAACATCTATCTCGGCATTAGCGACCCTGATGATTGGACGAAATGGGAGTTTTCAAGCAAGCCATTATTGAATAAGCCAGGGAATAATAGAGGGGCCTATAAGTCAACATTCATTCCGTTTTTCAATAGTGTGGGTGAGATTAGCCTAACTATTGGATGGACGACGGGGGATTTGACGCGAAACCTTTTCATTAACAGAACAAACTATTTTGATGCGGGGAAATAAACATGTCACTTGTACTAAAATCAAATAAACGCGCACTGAGATACATCTCTAGCGATCCGAGGTTACCGGCGGACTACTCTCTGATGCTGAATTTCGAGGGCGGGGAGTATAAGAACGGTGGCGGGATAAGTGTCAATCCCAAATCGTATGTTAATTACTCCAGAAAAAATACCGCGAGTATGAGAAATGAAAAAGGCGCAGTGGCATCATTTCCGCCAGATTCTTTAGCGGTTGTACAACTATCATCTGGTGAACAAGGGCTTTACTTGGCGGGGTTCGATGAAGATGCCTATGTCCCAATATTCACTCGCCCGATGGACGACGGCACAGTAAGTTACAAATTTAACAGTTTGACATGGAGGAAATATCAGTTCGCAATGGTGGGCAGTGGTCGTGCGACAATAACAATAACATTACCGACTGGCGTTACAATGAATAAATACCCGTCTGGGTTGGCGTCATCGGGTAACCAATTTGATATCGACGAGGAAAACCCAACCGCATGTGAATTTAGTGGTTCTGGTGGTGAATGGTCTATTAAAGTAGAAGCCAATGGCAGGATTGACCAACTTTTTGTAACCCGCAAGAATCCAGCGGGCGAATTTATGATGTATGAAAGTAGTCGGTTGGTTAAGCCTTCTGCGGTGACAGCATCAACACTGCGAGTGGCGGAGTTTTCATTTAATTCCAGTGAATTTGACTCCATTTTCTCCGGCGGAGCAAAATACGGGACGGTAGTGTTTTCGTTACACATCCCTCTTGAGAGGAATCTATCAGGGCTCGTTGGGGCTAATCCAGGGTGGTTGATAGCTATGTTACTATCTGATGGTTCTGACATATCGCTCAACGCATACACCAATCCTAAAAATGAACCTGACAATATCACCAGATATAGGATTAATGATAAGACGGCGAACACAGAAAAAACCGTCAGATTCATGCCAGAGAGAGCACTGACGGTTGCCATATCATTTGATAATGGCATTGTTAAAATCGCATGCAATAACAAGTATTACGATGAAACTACACTGTCGCCGGGCATTAGTCTGTCAGATATATGGTTTGGCAAAGGAGTGTGGGGCAAAGAAGGATATTATGGCGGCAATCTGCTGATTAAAAAAATCTATGCCTATTCACGTCCGCTTAGTAGCGATGAGCTCATGGATGCATCAGGGTTATTTCTGTAGCCATTTAAATCGATCACTGCTAAGCCAAAAGTAAAAGCGAGCCATACATGAAGAAATTCTACTCAGTAATAACCACTGTTGGAGCGGAGAGGTTGGCATCCGCTGTGACATCTGGCGAAAAACTGGATATCGCCGAAATGGCCGTTGGTGATGGCGGCGGCACTCTCCCTGCCCCAGACCCGAATCAGACGGCCCTGATCAATGAGGTCTTTCGCGAGCAATTAAATCGCTTGTCCATCACCAACGCTGCCGCAAATGTCGTTGAGGCTGAGATGATTATCCCCGCCCAGAAGGGCGGATGGTGGCTGCGCGAGGTAGCGTTGTTCGCGTCAGATGGCGCATGTATCGCCGTTGGCAACATGCCGGAAAGTTACAAGCCTCTGACGACTGACGGCTCAAGCCGCACTGCGGCCGTGCGTATGCAACTGACAGTCAGCAGTACCAGCAATATTGAGCTGATTATCGATCCGTCCGTCGTCATCGCTACCCAACAAGACGTTACCGCCGCAAAAAACGAGGCCAAGGACTACACGGACGAGGCATTAACCGAGCTGGACGAAAGCATAAAAAATGCCATCGCTCACGCAGTAGAGGGGGCAATTCGCGATGCATGGGAGCAAGACAACCCTGTTGGCTCGTCGCGCCTGTTCAACCAGAACGTGAACCCTAACACTAAATGGCCGTGGTCAAAATGGGAGTACGCTGGCGAACACCTGACGATCAGAACGGCAAAATCGGACGGTTCCGACGTCGGCACCCTGGGCGGCAGCGATACGGTAAACATCACGCGCGCCAACCTGCCGCAGTCAGTGCTGAATGTGTCGGGAAACACAAGCGAGCAAGGGGCGCAGACGCTGAAGGCAAAAATGGCGGGCCAGCACGCGCACCAGGGCGGGATGCGAGGGCCTGGGCCGGACTACAGTTCGACAATATCAGGCACTGACAACGATGGCAGACACACTCTTAACTGGACGAGCGAAAACGGCGATCATGAGCATGATGTTGATGTGCCTGCGCACGCTCATACCGTTTGGGCGCAAACCGAGGCACTCGGCCAGGGCCAGGCGATCAACGTTGTCGAGCGCCATAAGCTGCAAATGCTGTGGCACCGCGTAGCCTAAGCCCCATGCGGGGCTTTATTTTTACGGCAAATAGCGTCATTGTAATCACCGTCAATCTTGCCGCGCGCTGATTTCGCGCCGCCTTGTGCCAGCCACCACACAAAGCCCACCGCATGCATTAACCGCGCACCGCCGCCACCATAGGGGAACACCGTTACAGGAGATCCGCCTAATGGCTCAAGACTATCACCACGGCGTGCGCGTGCAGGAAATCAACGAAGGCACCCGCACCATCACCACTGTCAGCACCGCCATCGTCGGTATGGTCTGTACCGGTGACGACGCCGACGCAAAAGCATTCCCGTTAAACACCCCCGTGTTAATTACCGACGTTCTGGCCGCCAGCGGCAAGGCCGGCGAAACCGGTACCCTCGCCCGCTCGCTGGATGCCATCGCCGCTCAGGCCAAGCCCGTCACTGTTGTGGTGCGTGTCGACCAGGGCGAAACCGAAGCCGAGACGACAACCAATATCATCGGCGGCGTGACCACCGAGGGCAAGAAAACCGGCATGAAAGCCTTGTTGGCCGCACAAAGCCAGCTTGGCGTTAAACCCCGCATTCTGGGGGTGCCGGGCCACGATAACGAAGCGGTTGCCTCCGAATTACTGGCCGTGGCGCAAAGCCTCCGCGCCTTCGCCTACCTCAGCGCCTATGGCTGCAAGACGGTATCTGAGGCGCTCGACTACCGCAAAAACTTCAGTCAGCGTGAAGCTATGCTGATTTGGCCGGATTTCCTGAGCTGGGATACCACGACCAACGCATCCGCAACAGCTTTCGCGACTGCCCGCGCGCTCGGGCTGCGCGCCAAGCTGGATCAGCAGGTCGGCTGGCACAAAACCCTGTCCAACGTCGGCGTTAACGGCGTGACCGGTATCAGCGCCGACGTCTATTGGGATTTGCAGGATACGGCCACCGATGCCAACCTGCTGAACCAAAACGACGTTACCACACTGATCCGAAAAGACGGATTCCGCTTCTGGGGGTCGCGCACCTGCTCCGATGATCCGCTGTTCCAGTTTGAAAACTACACCCGCACCGCGCAAGTACTGGCCGACACGATGGCCGAGGCGCAGATGTGGGCGGTAGATCAGCCGCTGCACCCTTCCCTTGCCAAAGACATTATCGAGGGCATCAACGCCAAATTCCGCGATCTGAAAAACGGCGGTTACATCGTTGACGGGAATTGCTGGATTGATGAAGCGGCCAACCATAAGGACGTCCTGGCATCCGGCAAGCTGGTGCTGGATTACGATTACACGCCTGTGCCGCCGCTCGAAAACCTGCTGCTGCGCCAGCGCATCACCGATCAGTATCTGATGAATTTCACTCAGAACGTGAACAGTTAAGGGGGACGCGATGGCCTTACCACGCAAACTGAAGTACCTGAATCTGTTCAATGACGCCAACAGCTACCAGGGCGTTATTGAAGAAATCACCCTGCCGAAGCTGACGCGAAAACTTGAAGCATTCCGGGGCGGCGGCATGAACGGCAGCGCCAGCGTTGATCTGGGGCTGGATGATGGCGCGCTTGACGCCGAGATCACTCTCGGCGGCATTGAAGCGCAGATTTACAAGCAATGGGGCATCGCCAAGGTTGACGGCGTCCTCCTGCGCTTTGCCGGCTCATTCCAGCGTGACGACACCGCCGAGATCATTGCCGTCGAAGTGGTCATGCGCGGGCGCTTCTCCGAGTTTGATCATGGCAACTATAAGCAGGGTGACAACACGCAGACCAAGCTGAGCGCCAAGAATACCTATTTCAAGCTGACATGGGACGGCAGCGTCCTGATGGAAATCGACACCGTGAACATGGTCGAGATCGTTGATGGCGTTGACCGCCTGGCGGAGCACCGCCGCGCCATCGGCTTGTAATCGCCTGCTGACAGGTATTTCATGCGGCCCGCAGGGGCCGCCTAAACAGCACCAATCATTAGGATAACGTGATGAAAGAAAAACAGACCACAGACGGCGCAGAACTGGCAACCAACCAGCCGATCACCCTGGACGTTCCAGTCGTGCGCGGCACCACGCTGATCACCGAAGTGACCGTCAACAAGCCGAACTCCAGCGCGCTGCGCGGCACCCGTTTGCAGGCGCTGATCGAAACCGACGTTGATTCCTTGATCAAAGTATTGCCGCGCATCACCACGCCGAACCTGACGGCGGTCGAGGTTGCCAACCTCGATCCGGCAGACCTTTATCAGCTGTCGCAAGCTGTGGCGATTTTTTTCTTACCGAATTCGGTCCGGTTAGATTTCCTGAACAGCTGACAGTAGAAGATCTGACGGCGGATATTGCCGCCGTCTTCCATTGGCCGCCGACCGTCACCGACTCAATGCCGCTGGCCGAGCTGCTGGAGTGGCGGCATAAAGCCATAATCCGCAGTGGGGCAAGTGATGAGTGACAAAAACCTCCGATTGCAGGTTTTACTGAGCGCGGTCGATAAAGTCACCCGCCCGTTTAAATCCATGCAGGCCAGCAATAAAGCGCTGGCCGCTTCTGTTAAAGCCACCAAAGACCAATTAAAACAGCTGGATAATCAGGCTGGGAAAATTGACGGTTTCCGCAAGACAAAAGCCCAGGTAGCTGCCGCCTCGCAGGCGCTAAGCACCGCCCGCGATAAAGCGCGCAGCCTGGCTATTGCCATGAAATCAACGGAAACCCCGACGGCCAGGCAGGCGCGCCAATTTCAGAAAGCCAGGGAGGAAGCGGCCCGCCTTCAGCAAAAATATTCAGATCTCCGGCTGTCACTGCAAAACCAGCGCACCGCACTGCAAAACAGCGGCATGGCGACTAACCGACTTGGTGAGGCCCAGCGATCGCTGCGCGCCAATATCAGCGGGACAACCGGCGCACTTGCAGCACAGCAGCGAAGACTTGAGCAGCAGGCCCAGCAGCAAAAACGGCTGAATGCTGCGCGCCATCAATTCGACGAGAGTAATCAGCGAAAAGTCATGGCTGCCGGGGTGGGTTATACCTCGATGGCCACCGGGCGCGCGATGGGCCGCGGGCTGGCAAATGCCTTGCACGTCGGTTATGACTTTGACGCGATGATGAGCAAAACCCAGGCTGTAACGCGCATCCCGTCCAAGTCAGATCCAGCAATGATGGCCATGCGCCATCAGGCGAGAACCCTGCCGCTCTCGTCAAAATTTACCGATCTCCAGGTTGCCGAGGGGCAATACTTCCTCGGGAGGACGGGTTATTCACCGCAGCAGGTATTGAAAGCCATGCCAGGGATGCTGAATCTGGCATCGGCTGGCGACATTGACCTGGGGACGACAGCCGATATTGCGTCAAACATTCAAACCGCGATGGGGATCCCGGCGGAAAAAATGGACAGAGTGGCGGACGTGCTTACCGCGCTGTTCACACGGAACAACGTTGATATTCCGATGCTGGGCGAGTCATTGAAATATTCCGCCGGCGTCGGCCGCGAATATGGGCAAAGCCTGGAAACCGTTTCAGCCGCCACGGCGATCATGGGGAACGCGGGCATTCAAGGTAGCCAGGCCGGTACGGCAATGCGCGCCATTCTCAGCAGAATTGGTAATAGCCCCACCGTCAGAAAACTAGGCGTTGAAACCAAAGACAAAGACGGCAATATGCGCGACCTGGTCGATATTTTGAAAGATATCGACAAGAAGACGTCAAAAATGGGGAACGTCGATCGCGGTAAGATTTTCAAAGATATTGCCGGCATGTATGCGGTCACTGGATTCGGTGAGTTGATGCGTGCGGTATCAGATGGCAAGCTGCAAAAAATGCGCGGCGCGCCGGGTGAGTATGATGGCGAGGCCGCGCGCGTCTCCGGCACCATGCTGGATAACATGAAAGGCGACATGACGATGCTGCATGCCGCCCTGGAAAATATCAGCGTTGAACTGTTTGAAAAAAACGACGCCTGGTTACGGAAAACGGCCAAAGGCATCAGCAACGTTTTGCACGGCGTCGCTGAGTTTTTAAAGGCGCACCCCAACATAAGCGCCGCCATTGTTAAGATAGGGGCAGCAGCCGCTATTGCAACGACCGTTTTCGGTACGCTGGCGATCGCCGTAGTCGGGCTGCTCGGCCCGTTTGCCCTGCTCCGGTTCAGCACCCGCATGTTAGGTATTCGCCTGCTGCCTAACCTCTCACTCAGCATGCTGAAATTCGCCAGTACGACGCCTATCACTAAAAAGCAAGTCGGGAGCTTCAGCCGCTCATTACTTGAGGCAGGGAAAAGCGCGCTGACATTCTCTAAGCAAGGCTTAGGAAACGCTAGCCGCGCAGTAATGACATTCGCATCATCACCACTACAGACAGCAGCCAAAGGGATGAAAGGAGTTGGGCGCGTATTTACCTGGCTGGCAACCTCACCACTGAGATTCCTCCGCTTCGCCCTCGGCGGATTGGCGAGTATGTTCGGCATTCTACTCAGCCCGCTGGGACTGATTGCGGCCGCAATCGTTGGCGCCGGTGTACTGATTTACAAATACTGGAAGCCTATCAAGGCGTTTCTCGGCGGTGTTGTCGAAGGCTTCAAAAGCGCCGCAGCACCGATCAAGGACGCTTTTGCGCCATTGATGCCGGTATTCAACTGGATAGGCGACAAGGTTAAAGCGTTGTGGGGCTGGTTTACAGATTTGCTGACGCCAGTGAAATCGACAAAAGACAGTCTGGACAGCGCGGCATCGGCCGGGAAAACCTTCGGCGAATTTCTGGCGGCAGGCATTGAGATGGCGCTAACCCCGCTGAAACTGCTGACGGACTCAATCAAGTGGGTGTTGGATAAGCTGGACGAAATCAAGGTACGGTCGGCAGAAACGCGCAAACTGGCGCAGGAAAACCCAGCCGTTGCCGATGCAGCCCGCCGCGCCGGCGTAACATTGACGCCGGCACCGCAAGGCAATTCCGCCGACGCCATCCGCCGGCGATATACCGGTGAACATGATAACGGCGGCCGTATCCCGCTGGGCAAATTCGGCATCGTCGGCGAGTACGGCCCGGAGATTGTCAGCGGGCCGGCAAACGTCACCAGCCGCCGAAACACCGCAGCAATGGCCGCAATCGCCGCCCTGTTCATGAATGGCGCAACAGCCGCGGACGCCCCACTACACCCGCACAGCCTGGCCGGGAACCAATACCGCTCCGCCGGTAGCGCATCATATCAGCGTACCAATGCGCCAATTGTCGAGATCCACGCGCCGATAACCATCAATCCGCAGCCAGGACAAAGCGCGTTAGATATCGCGCGAGAAGTCGCCAGACAACTTGACCAGAGAGAACGGCAGGCGCGTGCCAAGATGAACAGCAGTTATAACGATTTTGAGTGAGGATGATCATTATGATGATGGCATTAGGCATGTTCGTGTTCATGCTGCAAACCGTTCCATACCAGGAATTTCAGCACCAAATGTCATGGCGACACCCGACAAACAGCCGCGTCGGGCTTCGACCGCAAAGCCAGTTTTTGGGGCCGGACGATGAAACGATCACATTGAGCGGCGTCCTATTGCCGGAACTGACCGGCGGCCGAGTGTCGCTAATGGCGATACAGCTGATGGCGGAAACAGGTAAGGCGTGGTCGCTTATCGAAGGCAGTGGCGCGATTCATGGCATGTTCGTGATCGAGAGCCTGACCCGAAGCAAAACCGTTTTCTTTCAGGACGGATCCGCCAGGCGCATTGAGTTTACCATCACGTTGAAGCGCACGGATGAAGGGTTAAAAGACATGTTCGGCGATTTATCCCAGCAATTTGAAGACCTCGCCACTCAGGTATCTGACACCGTCGGAGGGCTTTTATCATGAGCCTGCTTGACACCCTGGACAAGATCGGCGGCAGCAATACGCCGGCCTATACGTTGAAGATTGACGGCGTCGATATTACCGGGAAGGTGAGCGAAAAACTGCTTGGCTTGACACTGACCGATAACCGGGGCTTTGAGGCTGACCAGCTTGAGATCGAACTTGACGACAGCGACGGCAGCCTGATGCTACCCCGTCGCGGCGTCAGCATCGCCGTAGCTCTCGGCTGGAAAGATACCGGCACGATCGACAAAGGGCTGTTCGTGGTGGATGAAATCGGGCATTCCGGCGCGCCGGATAAGTTGACGATCACGGCACGCAGCGCTGATTTTCGACAAACGTTAAACGTGCAGCGCGACAACTCATATCACAAGAAAACCCTGGGCGATATCGTGAAAACCGTCGCCAGTCGCAACAAGCTAACGCCGATCATCAATAAAAATATGGCTGATATCACCATTCCTCACATCGACCAGACAAACGAGTCGGACGGGAGTTTCATCACCCGCATAGCGAAGGAAAACGGCGCCGTGGCTGCTGTTAAGAACGGTAATCTGCTGTTCTTCAAACAGGGGCAAAATCAGACCGTCAACGGCAAACAGATCCCTGAAATGTTAATCAATCGCCAGTCGGGCGACAGTCATCAATTCACGTTGACCGATCGCGGGGCATATACGGGCGTCGTAGCCAACTGGTTAAACACCCGCACTGCGAAAAGCGAGCCGGTCAAGGTCAAGCGCCGCCGCAAGAAAAAGCCAATGGTTGAGCAAGAAAAACAGGGGGAATATTTAGTCGGCAGCGATGAAAACGTCCTGGTGTTACGCCATACCTACGCGACAAAATACAACGCCCAGCGCGCGGCAAAGGCCAACTGGGAACGGATACAGCGCGGCGTCGCCACTTTCTCGATCCAGCTGGCGCGCGGCCGTGCAGAGCTTTACCCGGAAGCCCCCGTCACGGTCAAAGGCTTTAAGCGTGAGATCGACGAAGCAAAGTGGACGCTGGTCACAGTAACGCACAGTTTGAACGGCAGCGGGTTTACGACGTCGCTGGATCTTGAGGTAAAAATCGACGAGCTGGAAATGGAATAATGCAAACGGCCAGTATTTGTGCATAATTACCAGCAATACTGGCCTTAGCCGGGAACATGACGGAGAACCCCGCCATGATGCATTGTCCTGAATGCGGCCAAGCCGCACACACCAGATCATCCAGCTACATCACCAATACGACCAAAGAGCGCTACAACCAGTGCACAAACATCAATTGTGGGTGCACGTTCGTCAGCCATGAAACCTTTACCCGCGTCATTTCGAAACCGCATAACGTTAACCCGGTTCCCCCTCACCCACAAAGCGGCGGCCAAGCTTCGCTGGTTTTTGGGTAGGTACAAGAAAAGAGTCAAAATGTGGACATCATTTAAATATAAGCAATATAAATCAATTAGTTAAACCACTTAAAAAGGTTTAACAAGGAACTTTTGCCCGCAGACTTGCGGGCTTTTTTTGTGCGCCGCCGAATTGCAGGCATAAAAAAACCCGCCGCGGCGGGTTTTTTTCAATCAGCGGTAGACGCCAATTAGATAGCGGTAACGTTAGCCGCAGATGGACCTTTCGCACCGTTCTCGATAGAGAACTGTACGTTCTGGCCTTCAGCCAGGGTCTTGAAGCCTTGATCCTGGATAGCAGAGAAGTGTACGAATACGTCTTTGCTGCCGTCTGCTGGGGTGATGAAACCAAAACCTTTAGCTTCGTTGAACCACTTCACTTGACCTTTGATCAGGTTAGACATGTCTATCTTCCTTCAATAATAAATGTAAGCCGCTATGGGCGATATAGCCGGTCATCAGTTACTTATGGAGGCACTGGAAAGGAAATTCGTCAGAGAAGGGCTATCCGGGATAACGCTTTTAATTTGAACTACTTTACTCAAAATGTCGTGCATAAATAGGTCTGTACCACAGGCCGGGAAACATTAACTCACGAGCGGGCGGCAATAGCAACTCTTTTCGCCTCGTCGTGCCGTTTACCTTGGCTAAACGTACAGGATTTGACCCTGTTTGCCGACGCGATCGTCACGTGTGCCCCCTCGCCTGGCAAGACAAATGATAGTAATTATCGTTACGCTGTTTTATAGTTGCATGACGTAATCATCCAGGGAGATTCACCATGCCGAGATGGCTCACATTACCGGCCGCCAGCATTACCATTCTGCTGGCCTTTTCCGCTTACGGCGCCCCGCTGGGCACGCTGGAGCTGAATTACCAGCCCCCTGAGCCCAGCGTTACTCCGCCGCCCAAACCTGTAGCAGCGCCAGGGCCGGTGCCCAAGGCGGCAAAACCGCCAATTACCTGGGCAGAGGCGCGTGAAAAGAACGGTTTTCGCGTCGATATTGAGTGCGATCATCCCGGCTGCAGCAAACCACGCGCCAAACCTTACCCCGCGTATGAAGGTGCAGTGAAGAAAACCGATCGTCGCCGCCAATCCGATCCTTATTCCACCAATCAGGATCCCGATTACAACATTCAGTTGGGCTATGAGTGGTAACGGCGCTTTCGGAGTAATACCTATATCAGCCGCCCTCGCCGCTGCATAGAATAGCGTCAGTTCACCACTCCTCCTGGTGTTGAACACAACAAGCTGTGTTGCAAATCTTTATGCGCCTCCCTATAGGCGCTTTTTTTATCCTTCCCTCATGCCAGTTTCCCGATTACAGATTGCTCTCATTGCCCCGTAAAGTGATGAATGTCACAAATACGCCTCCTTGCCATTTTTATTCGGAGGTGATGTTCATGGCCACAGGATCCCTTGCCCTCCTGGCCGCCTTGGCCGGCATTGCGAGCTATGCGCTCTATAAACACTTTAAATTTCAGAAGAAAAGTACATTCGTTCGCCCGCACGATCGGTAA